GCGGCGGGCAGTAATTCAAATGTGATGACCGGAGCCCTTAACAGAGCAAGTGTAAGCATGGATAGAATTCTAACGCGCATAAGGCGATTAGCCGCCCGCGTTATGTTCTTCTCGGTTATCACAATGGCGCTTAGGTCTGTCCGAAGATGGTTGAGCGACATCGTAAAAGCCAGCCCGGAAGCTTCGGCAGCAATCGCAAAGCTCAAAGCGGCCTTGCTTACGATGGTACAGCCCCTTGTTAATGTCGTAATTCCCGCATTTACCACTTTGGTAAACCTGCTTGCTAGGGTAGTGACTGTAATCGCGCAATTTTTGTCTATGCTGTTCGGAACCACGCTCGAACAGTCAGCAATGTCGGCCGAGGCGCTATATAACGAAGCAGAAGCGCTTGACGAAACCGGAGCGGCCGCCAAAAAAGCGTCCAAACAGCTTGCGGCGTTTGATGAGATAAATAAGCTCGGAGACAGCTCCGGTGGAAGCTCTAGCAACAAAATCAAACCTGTTTTTTCAGCGCTAGTCGCCGAAAACACCAAGGAACAATTGAACGCTATCCTTGAAATTGTTAGCGCAATAGGCGCGGGACTGCTGGCCTGGAAGATTACCTCGATGTTTACGAAAAGCTTATCCACCGTTGCTGGAATTGCGGCGGCCGCAGCTGGAGCGGTTATGCTGGTCTACAACTGGCTCGATGCGTGGAACAGGGGAATTACCTGGAAAAATCTTAACGGGATACTAGCAGGCCTCGCAGCAGTCACCGTTGGTTTAGCTGTCGCCTTCGGCTCTCTCGCGGCGGGCATTGCATTTGTCGTAGGCGGACTGGCATTGCTGGTTGTCGGCATAAAGGACGTTATAAAAAACGGCTTAAACCTGCAAAACGTGCTTGCTATCATTGCCGGCATGCTCGCAACGGGTCTGGGAATTTCATTGATTACTGGATCTTGGATCCCGATGCTAATTGCGGCAATTGCATCTGTATTGCTGGCAATAACATACATGACAGGGCACGGCGGAGAATTGATTGCAGGGCTTAAAGAAATCCTCGGGGGCTTCATTGATTTTTTCAAAGGCGTTTTCATCAGGGATTTTACTTTGGCTGCCGAGGGCATACATCGAATTTTTGAGGGGGTTGAAACCGTATTTGGGGCGGTTATCGACGGCATTAAAGATGCGTTCTTATCTTTCCTGAATTGGCTTGATGAAAAGACGGAAGGAAAGCTCAGCGCGATAATAGATGCGGTCCGAATAGCCTTTAGCGGTTTGGTGGATGGAATCAAACAGATTTTTAACGGCCTGATAGAGTTCTTGACCGGTGTGTTTACAGGTGATTGGTCAAGGGCATGGGACGGAGTCAAGCAAATCTTCAAAGGGGCTTGGAACAGCATCGTTGGCCTGCTGGAGAGTGCAGTGAACCTGATTATCAAGGGCGTCAACTGGCTAATTAGTCAGCTTAACAAAATCCATTTCGAGGTTCCGGACTGGGTTCCGGTTATCGGCGGAAAATCTTACGGCATCAACATTCCTTCGATTCAACCTGTCCAGATACCACGCCTCGCCACCGGAGCCGTTATCCCTCCGAACCGTGAATTCCTCGCGGTCCTCGGTGACCAGAAGAGCGGTATGAACATCGAAGCGCCGCTTGAAACAATTGTGGAAGCGTTTAGGCGCGCCGGCGGCGGAGAAATCACTATAAATCTAACAATACCTCTCGACGGTGAAGTTATATATCGAAATCAGCTAAAAGTCGCGCGCCGGCACGGACAATCTTTCGTTAGGGGAGAGGCATAATGAACTATGTAAGAATAAACGGAATTTCCTTTGACGTGGATGTCGCCATCTCGGACTATGAGGAGAGCTTTGATGTGCTGGACGGAGAAAACGCCGAGCGTTCCGTGCTGACCGGCAGGATGATCCGAGACATTATCGGCACGTACATAGGGCATAAGGTCACCTTCTTCAACGGGAAAAGCAATGAAGCCTTCGATGCTCTGTGGGACTATCTTGTAAAACATTCCGTAGACGACAGCGTGATGCTCGAGGCGGCCGACGGCCAGAGAACGATTGCTTACGAAGCTTATTACACGCACGGCCAGAGAAAGCTTAAGAAAGTCGAGGATGGAGTTAATTATTGGGACGAGCTCGAAGTTAACTTCATCCCGATGGACGCGCAGGTGAAGCCATCATGAGCGCTAAATTAGTGTATAAAGACATAGCCGTCGGAGCTGCAGAGGATGCTTATATAACCTCTGACAGCGCCGATGCTAGGTCTGACATATCTAAGCTTCCATTCGGGGTTATTCATCCAGACCTCGCGACGCTGGAACTTAACGCTTGGGGCGGCAACGGAAAGAAGAAGATTTATAACGGGCAGGAAGTGGCCCTTATCTCGAAGGCGATGTCCGGTGCTGACTGCACATTCTCTACGCCGCCGTCATTTAAGGTCGAATTTGACTCGAACTACACAACCCTCGGCATCTCGTTCCGGTTCGCGACAGAGTCAGTCGATTACCCGACGTCTCTCACTATCAAATGGTACCGGGGCGCAACGCTGCTGGACCAAAAAACCTTTCGCCCTGACGGGCCCAGCTACTTTTGCGAGAATACCGTAATCGCCTTTAACAAGCTGGTTGTCACCATCAACGCCACGAACCTTCCGTATCGATATGCGCGCATTGAGCAGATAATGTTCGGAGTCGTGCGTGAGTTCACCGGCGGGGAAATCGGCCGCGTTGAAATATTGCAGGAGGTTAATCTGATATCCACTAAAATATCCTTCAACACTCTTAACTGGACCCTACAAAGCAAAACCGGAGTGAATTACATATTCCAGGCCAAGCAACCTATATACGCATACAACAGCGGAAGCCTGATAGGCGTTTTCTATATCGATGACGGCGCGAAAAAGCTAACGGACAAAAAGTACACCATACCCTGTACTGATGCCATCGGCGTGCTCGATACGATACCATTTGAAGCGGTTATGTACTCGAACAAGAACGCCGTTGAGGCGCTGACCGAGATTGTTAACGGTGCTTTTGAGCTGGAAATTGATCCCTCGCTTTTATCGGAAACGGTTACGGGCCTGAATCCGAAAGGGACGAAGCGCACCGCGATTCAGCAGATTGCTTTTGCTATTGGGGCGGTTGTGGATACATCAGGTACGGATAAAATTAAGATTTATCGCGCTCCCATGTCGGACCCGTCGGAGATTCCCGCTGCAAAAGTGTACTCGGCAGGGAGCGTCAAAACGGACTCGATTGTTACGGCCGTTATTATCGCCTACCATACATACACCGAAGGAAGCGGTACGAGCGGCGACGATGTGATTGTTGTCGACGGCATCAAATACGTCCACACCTCCGGAACAGTGCGGATAGATAATCCAAATGTCACCCCGTCTGACAAAGAGAACATTAAGGTAATCGAGGACGCGACGCTTGTGAACGCCTCCAATGTCGCGGCCGTGGCAGCCAGAGTGTATGCCTATTATCAAAGGCGCGATACCTTGAACAGTCGCATCGTTGTGAACGGCGAGCTACCCGGGGATTATGTTTCTGTTCCTACCAAATACAACGGAACGATAACCGGCCATATCGAGAGCATGAAGATTAAGCTATCGAATACCACCGCAGCAGACATTGCCGTAAAGGCGGTGGGCACATGAGCCTAGAGCTTATAACCGACAGAACGCAGGCCGACTATGAAGAGTGGCTGAAGCTGTCGCAGATACCGTGGGACAAAATGACTCCCGAGCAGAAAGCAAAGTGGTCTGTGCCGATGAAAGGGGCTTACAACTACACCGACCTTAACCGCGTCGGGGAGGCCATTCTTGCGCTGCAGTCCATTTTGGCTGGCTATGGCTATTCGGTCGAGGTAGACGTCAGAACGGACTATACACTGGGAGAGTGGCCGACAAAGAGCGAGATGGATGCTTACGTCCAGAGCATAGCGAATATGCGGGCTGTCCTGGCCGTGCTGCCGACGACTCCGGATGCGCCTGAGAGCATGGACGATGGCACGATAATAGTTTGGAACAATATCGAGATAATTTTGCGGGATGTAGAGATGCTAATCACTAACATGGCCGCCGCATTCCGTCACAGCGGCACATTTTGCTCCGGGCAAGGAGGACTGATACTGTGAAAGACAGAATACCAACTGAAATCGTTGAAATAGCAGGGAAGCCTGGCGAATACGCAATACGATACGGCGAGTACGACGCGGAAGGTAATTTAATCGGGTACCGATATTTTGCACCAGCTGACGAGCCGATAGAGAAGGGGACGGCAATCAACAAGGCGTCCTTGCTCAAAGACGACACCGCCGCACTATACGGCCTTGGCGCGGACGCTGTGCCGGATGATGTGTTTGCGGCGATAAAACATACGCTTGACTTTAAGGCGCAAGCCGTTATTGGTTCCTACACAGGCGATGGCACAGATACGCGCACAATAGATATTGGATTTACACCAAGCTTTGTGTTCATCTGGTTAGATAATGCCAATGCGACACCAACCCTTTGTCACGACATATCCAGTTCGCGCGAACGACGCACTCTG